CGAAGCTAACATTATAACCAATCACTTCTCGTCCGGTGAGGTTGGTGAATTTGAGGTTATGTTAACCGCAAAAAACAAACAAAAATGAAAACATTCGACGTTAAAATCACCGGAACCACCGCTTTAATGCAACATCGATTCGATGAAAAAGCGGAATCCGATAGCTCCAAGGCAACACGAACCGTGGTTCGTAAAAAAGAAACCCCCAGAAAGGCGGCTGAACGGGTCTGTTACCAAGATAAAACCGGGAAGTTCTACATGCCAAGCGCATGTCTGACCCGGATGATGTCTGAAGCCGGTTCAAACCATAAACTGACCGGTTCACGTAAGTCCGCCAAATACGCAGTCTATGCTGCCGTCCTTATCCCATCCGATACTGTCACCATCCTGAATGGCGATGGCTCAACTCCCGCAAAGGACTTTGAAGTCGATTCCCGGCCCGTTGTCATCCCATCAACCAAAGGCCGAATCATGCGTCACCGTCCACGATTCGATGAGTGGTCGATCCAGTTTAATGTTCGTATCAACGAATCTGTTCTTCCCCCCGATTTTGTACACCAACTCCTGGCCGAAGGAGGTCAACAAGTCGGGATAGGCGATTTCCGCCCACAATGTCGTGGGCCATTCGGCACATTCAATGTCGTTCACTGGGAGGAACTAAAGAAATGATTTTCGAGGCATGGCAATGACGAGGTTAGGTTCGGTAGTGCGAGGTCTGGTTTGGCCGAGTGAGGTTTGGCGGGGCATGGCGTGGCTAGGAGCGGCAATGCGCGGCATGGAATGGCATGGAGCGGTGAGGTCTGGTCAGGCAAGGCGAGGATCGGAGTGGCATGGCAACGTACGGATAGGATTGGCGAGGTTGGGAGTGGTAAGGCCGAGCGAGGTTAGGCGAGGTATGGCAAGGTTACTTAATTAAAATTATGAGTGGAATAACAACAAGCGAAACATTGAGAGGCGAGCAACCGAAGGACGATGATCTTCCGAGAAGACTCAACGATGTCGGGGGCCGATTAACAGAACTTCTTGTCGAAATGCGGCAAACCAAACCCGAGGTTCGAGAAATAAACAGTAGGATTGATAACCTCTTCGATAAAGTTCTCGTCATCTCTGAGGGAATCGAGAAATTGGATAAAGAATTCTTCAAGATGTCTCAACGCTTTGGCGTACATCCGCCGACCCGCGACCTGCTTGGTGACGGTGACGAATAGCATGGCACCTAAACGTAAAACCAATGGCTGAGTACAAAATAATAACAACCGGCGGTCAGTTCTTCGTCGATGCGCCAAGCAGAAAACAAGCGGCAATAACTTTCCGCCAACAAGCTCACCCCGAAGACGTTCAAATTATGAAGATCGGAGTGCATAAACGGCGAGAGAATCAATCCGTGACACCAAATCGGCGAACAAATAAAGATGCCGCCCGTTTCATGGGCAAAGCTAATGACCTCTAAACGTAAAACATCCGCAAAGAAGAAGAGCGTTCCGGTCGTCAAGAATGTCATCTCCGACGAAGTCAAAGCGTCAAGGCTCGATGCACTACGCAATGCGCCTGTTCAAATGCCGAAGAGCGTCATGGAAGCCAGGCGCAAACAAGCGAGTAAGCTGGGTACTGGTGAAATCACCGGGAGACCGACCGGATATATTCCCGAAACGATTGAAGCGATGCTGAAGAACGTGAGAAGCGGACTGCCGGTAGTTCGTGCTGCCGTCATGGCGGGGATAGGAAAAAGTACGCTATTTCGTTGGGTAGAACAATACTCTGACTTTCGAGAGGTTATCGAACAAGCAGAGTCTGAGTACCAAGCATTTGCGTTAGGAACAGTGAACGATGGGATAGCAAACGGTGATGGCCATTTGGCCATGAAACTGCTTGGAGCCAGGTTCAGCGATGAGTACGCAACATCGAAGAAAGTTGACATCAGATCGACGCATATTCGCTCTTCGATCAGCCCGGATCTTCTTTCGGGGTTGCAGTCTGCGCGTGTAGAAACGGATGTAGTATCCGCCGTGAATCTGCTTGGTTCGGAGGAGGCAGATGCGTCAACCGACAAAGTCACCCCAATCTCACCCGACAATGACGGTTCCGCTGAGAATAAGCCGGGGGCCACCCCAACAACCCGGGGTACCAAGCCCCACACCCCCCCCCGTCCTAAACCATCGCACACGGGGGATTCGGACACTCGTCCAGACGCACCATCGGACACTCGCCCGGACACCGTCGATGATGCGAATGATGCGGATGACGGGGGTACGATGGGTGATGGGGGCGAAGAGTCGGGCACAAGTTCGGACACATGAGACCTTACGAGTTTAGTTTTTCTCCGGTGAATGTGGGGTGTCGGAAGTGCGTTGAGTTGGAGGTTCGGGTGGTTGAGTTGGAGGAGATGTTATTGGTGGCGCGGTGTGGGGTGATGGATTTGGAGGCGCGGGTTGTGAGTGAGGAGGCGATGCATCGGTTGGAGGTTGAGCGGATGGCTGGGAGGACTGGGGATGAGGAAGGTGATGGGGTGGACATTGGTTGAGTTACTGATTGTGGTGGCGATCATTGGGATATTGGTTGCGATGTTGATTTCGACATTAGCGGGGGTGCGAAGGTCGGTGGATCATGCGCGGTGTTTGAATGGTCAGCGGGTGTGGCGGATTAACGTTGAGATGCAGGAACTGACGGTGGCGGACAGGAGCAGGTTGATGCGGTGTTGGGGTTGTCATGCGAGCATACCGTGAGGCGAATTTATTATGGCAAACGATACGAGACAGCGATTGGGTGAGATGGTGTGGGTGGAGAACACTGTTCGTCGGTTTGGGAGTGCGGATGATTACTGGATGGTATACGTCCAGGTAGAAGGCGAGGTATCGGAGGTACCGTTGATGTTGACGCAGCGGGAGTATGTATTGGTGCGGGAACGAGCGGCGAAGAACCCGGAAGACATGCCGGGATACCGGAAGCGATTCACGGAGAAGTTTAGGCGATGACGATATACGCCAGGTGTGGGGATGATGGGCGGTGGCGGATCTGGGTGAGGTCAGCGGCTGGGGAGTCACCTGCTGGGACTCGGTTGAACTGGGGCGGGTTGTTTCCGTATGAGACGTTGTACGACCACCAGGATCACGCTGAAGCGGTTTTACAGGCGGGCCGGTTGCAGGAGTACGTTGATGAGCGGAATCGCGTCTTGACGGCAAACCGGAAGAAGAAACAGCGATGGCAATAGACCGATTGGAGCAGCAGTGTGTGGACATCATCCTGGAGAATCATCCGGGCGACAGTTGGGTTTACACGAATGGACAGTTCAGCGAGTTGGACGGGTTATTCGTGCGGAACGGTGTGATCAAAGCGGTGGCGGAGATTAAGTGTCGGGAGTGCGTGTTTGGGTATCACCCGCGAGAGATGCTCGGGTTAAACAAGATGGGTTGTGGCCAAAAGGCGAGTAAATCGTTCCGGTGTCCGTTTTATTTATTTTCGTACCACCCGAAGAGTGAGGTTGTTGCGGCGTACAAGTTGACCGATGATGCGGGGAAATTTATTAGAAAGTTCGAGGTGAGTGAATATGGGCAAAACAAAAACAAAGACGAGCGCGAAACCAAGACCGTCAGGAAAACCTGCTGGATCGAAAGCCAAGACCCGAGTCTCCTCAAGAGACGCGGATTGCGATGTATTTACTGAAAAATATTTCGGGTTAAAACTTTACGATTGGCAGAAGAAAGTTCTGTTTGATCTGAGCAAACCCGGTGCGCGGGTGGCGTTGAAAGCGGCGAATGGTAGCGGGAAAACTGCGATGATAGCTGCCCCAGCGGCTTTGTGGTATGCGCTGATTTATCCTGGGAGCATAGTGATCACTACGTCAGGCGTTTATCGGCAGGTGAAAGAGCAGTTATGGCCGCAAATACGGGCATTAGCGAGTAAAGTGGCGGGATTGGGGATGGTTATCAACCAGACCGATCTCACGATGGACAATGGATCGAGGATATTGGGGTTTGCGACCGACCAACCTGGACGATTTGAAGG